ATGGCTCGCATTAGTCACCTCATCCGTCGCGGCGCCGCCTACTCTGCCCGGATTCGCGTTCCGCTTGATCTGGTGCAGATCATCGGCAAGCGTGAGCTGGTGAAGGCGCTTGGCACCAATGACGAAGCCGAAGCAAAGCGCCGCCTCTATCCAGTAATTTCTGAATGGCAGCGAGGCTTTGACGACCTTCGTTCACGTCGCTCTTTGGTGCCTGCGGACCGTGAGCACGCGGTTTGGGATCACTACACCGCCACCATGGAGCGAGATGAAGCAGAGCGCGCGAATCTCCCCGGCGAGACTGAGATTGAGCAAGCGAGGTCCGAACTGATCGGGCGGGCACAGCGTGGCGAGATCGCCAGCGCCGACCCTCTTGTGATTCTCGACGCCTCGCTTGACCTCAAAGCCAAGCAGGAAGCGAGCGCGGTGGCTTCGGAGGCTCGCAAGGTGAAGGTCGCGGATATGCGCCGGCAGCTCGCGCAGGGCGAGACGGCACTGATCGCTCACGAGGTTGACGCCTATCTGGACGAGAACCGCCTTCTGGTGGAACGTGGCACGCCTGATTGGATCAGCCTCGCCCGACATATGATGCGCGCCGAGATCGAAGCCCTTGACCGCGCCATAGAGCGCGACCGGGGCGACTACTCGGGCCAGCCCCGCGACCCTCTGGTGAAGCCTGCAACCGGCCCTCGCCGCGAGGTAGCGAAACCCGGCGAGAAGATCATGGAAGTTTTCGAGATATTCGCTCGCGAGAACCCGCGCCGCGTTGCTCAAGATCGTCTCGACCAAACCCGGCGCGACGTGGGCACCTTCGTTGAATGCGTCGGGGCGAGCTTCCCGGTTCACGCTATCGACAAGGTGGCCGTGCGCGACTGGAAGGCCCTTCTCGTCAAGTATCCCGTCCGCGCGTCAGAGGTGAACGACTTCAAAGGCATGAATATTCACCAGATCGTCAAGGCGAACGAAAAGCTCGGTCGCCCGGTCCTGTCCGACCGCACGGTGAACCGCTACCTCTCTAGCCTCGGGGCCTTCTGCAACTGGCTCGTGTCGAACGGCTACCTCGCACAAAATCCCGTGTCGGGCATGTCGCTGCCGAAGGAGAAGAGATCCAAGACCCAGACCTTCACGTCAGAGCAGTTGAACATCCTGTTCAGCTCTCCCCTCTTCACCGGGGCACAGAGCGACAAGGAAGGTGAGTGGCGGTATATCTCCCGGCCCGGTGACGTGCAGATCCGCGACCACCGCTATTGGGTGCCGCTCGTCATGCTGTTCTCTGGCGCACGGAATGGCGAAATCGGCCAGCTCGCGACCAATGACGTGCGCGAGCTGCACGGCCATTGGGTGTTTCACATCACCACCGAGGGCGATCAGACTGAGCAAGGCAAGTCGGTCAAAACCGAAGGGTCAATGCGCGTCGTGCCCGTGCATCCCGAGTTGATCCGGCTCGGCTTCCTCGGTTACCACGCCGACCGCGTGAAGGCCGGTGACAAGCAGCTTTTCCCCGGTGCGAAGAGGAATGAACGTGGTCAGATGATGGCCGAGTTCTCGCGCGAGTTCGGAAAGTATCTCAAGCGCATCGGCCTCAAGGAAGGCCGCGGCCTGTCGCTCTACTCTTTCCGGCATGGTGCCGCCGACGCCCTGCGTCGGGCTGGCTACCTCGACAATCAGTTCGGTTTCATCCTCGGACATGCCGAAGCGTCCATGACTGGCCGTTACGGGCAGATGCCGCAAGGGATGCTTGAGCAGCGCGTGGAGCTGATTAACGCGATCGCCTACCCCGGCTTGAACCTCGACCACCTAGCGCAATGAAATCGTGATCCCCTTCGATTAGGGGATTCACATTCTGCCCCGCATGGGGTAATATAACACCTATTACGAGTGCCCCTGTTTCGAGTGACCTTTGTTTCAGAAAGCCCTTTCCTTTCTCACGAGGAAGGCGGTGGCGGTCTCAGACCCCACCGCCCTTCCGATTTTCGGTATCGTCCCGACCCTGACCGGCAAGACCGTCACGGCAGAAAGTGCCCTGCGTGTCCCCGCTGTTGCCTGTGCCGTTGCCCTGATCGCCGAGACTGTCGGCTCGCTGCCGGTGAAGCTCTTCGAGCGCGATGGCCGCGCCACGATCACCGACCACCCCGCCTATTCCCTCATGCACGACGAGGCGAACCCTTGGACCTCTGCCGAGGCACTGCGGGTGCAGCTCACGACTGATGCCCTCTTGCGCGGTCATGGCTTCGCCCTCGTGGTGCGCAACGGTGCGGGCGAACCTGTCGAGCTGCACCGGCTCGACCCGACGCAAGTTCAGATTGAAACCGACGCGAGCGGCGAACCGAGCTATCTCGTGCAGCTCGCGGACGGCCGTCACCGCTACGCCTTCACCGACATTCTGCACGTCAGCGCCTTCGGGGGTGCCTCGCCGATCACCCTCGGGCGTGAGGCAATCGGCCTTGCTCTGGCGTTCGAAGAGCACATTGCCAAGCTCTTCGCGAACGGTGGCAAGCCCGGTGGCATTCTCAAGACCGAGAAGACGCTTGGCGATCAGGCGAAGGCCAACCTGGCCGCGAGCTGGACCGCAGCGCATGGCTCGGGCCGTTCGGGTGGCACCGCCATTCTCGATGAAGGCATGTCCTTCGAGACTGTCACGATGACGCTCGCCGATAGCCAATTCGCCGACAACCGCCTTGAACAGATCCGCGAAATCGCTCGCGTGTTCCGGGTTCCGCCGACGATGCTCTTCGAGCTGACGCGCGGCACATGGTCAAACACCGAGGAAATGGCCCGCCAGTTCCTGCAAGTGACACTCAAGCCGTGGCTCGCGACCTGGGCATGGGCCTATGCCCGGTGCCTGCTGACGCCCGAGGAACGGCGTGACCTCTATGTGGAGTTCGTCACCGACGACCTGACCACCACCGACACCGCGGCGCGGGCGAACGCCTACGGCCAATATCGCAGCATGGGTGCGATGACCGCGAACGAGGTCCGGGCCGGTCTGAACCTGCCGCCCCATGCGGACGGCGACACCCTCGAAAATCCTTACACGACCAGCGCCGCCCCCTCGGCGCCTACTTCTCAGAAAGCCCCTTCGAATGACTGACCTCATTACCCTCCACACGTTCTTTGGTGACAAGGAGCGCGCCTTCGCCCTCACTGACCCCATGCTTGCCGAGCTGGAACGCCTCACCGACCTCGGCGTGGGCGCGCTCTATTTCCAGCTCGTGAACCTCGCCTATCCGGCGAACGTGCTGGGCGAAATCATCCGCCTCGGCCTGATCGGTGGCGGCACAGATCCCGAAGAGGCAAAACACCTCTGCGCGGCCTATGTCGCGAACCGCCCGCTCGCCGAGATTTTCCCGCTGGCCTTCGAGGTGATGGAAGCGCGCTGGAACGGCGTCGCGCAGCCTGAGGCGGAAGCGCCCGCGCTCAAGGTGGCGGCGTGACCGAGCGACTTGAGATCAAGGCCGACCTGAGCGTCAGCGATTCCGGCGAGATCACCGGCATCGCTTGGCCGTTCGGTTCTGCCGACCGGGTGGGCGACGTGATCGTCAAGGGCGCCTTCACCGGCCCGGCCACGCTGCCCATGCTCTTCGCGCACGATCAGGGCCAGGTCGTCGGCGTCTGGGATGAGATCGCCGAGACCGACGCGGGCCTGACGGTGAAAGGCCGCCTCCTGATTGAAGACGTGGAGCGCGCCCGTGAGGTGCGCGCGATGGTCAAGGCGGGTGCCGTCTCGGGCCTGTCCATCGGCTTTGTCACCAAGGACGCCAAGCGCGAAGGAAAAGGCCGTCGCATCACCGCCCTTGAGCTTCACGAAATCAGCATTGTTGCCGTTCCGGCCCACCCCGGCGCGCAGATCACCTCTTTGAAATCTACTTTTTTGAACAAGGAACTTTCACCCGTGGAAAACGAAACGACCGCGGCTCAGGTGCCGCAGATCGACACCAAAGCCTTTGACGAGATCAAGACCCGCCTCGACAAGCTCGAAGCCAAGGGCAACCGCCCCGGCATCATCGCCTCCGGCACCCAGAACCCGGTGATGGGCGAAGACGAGGTGAAGGGCTTCACCGACTACCTGCGCACCGGCGAGCGCAAGAACCTCGCTTACAGCGCGCCCTCGACCGGCAGCATTCTCGCCCCGGAAACCGTCTCGGCGTCGATCATCGAGAAAATCGCGGAACAGTCGCCTCTGCGCGGCCTTGCCTCGGCGATCAGCATGGGCGGCCCGCTTCTGCAACTGCCCCGTCTGGTGGATGAAGTGCAGCCCGCCCATGTCACCGAGACCGGAGCGCGCCCCGAGTCTGAGCCGACCTTTGAACAGATCGACCTCAAGCCGTTTGAAATGGCCGTCATCGTGCCGGTCACGCGCATTCTTCTGGAAGACGCACAGGTTGACCTGAACGCCTACCTCTCGAACCACATCGCCCGCCGCTTCGGCCAGATCGAGGCGCGATGGTTCGTCACCGGCAACGGCACCACCGCCGCCGAAGGCGTGATGACCTCGACCGAGGTCGTGGAGAACGAAGTGGCCGCGATTACCGCCGCCGCCCTGATTGACCATTTCTATTCGCTGAAAACGGCCTACTCGAACAACGGCGCGTGGCTGATGAACCGTGCGACGATGGCTGTTATTCGTCAGCTCACCGACGCGAACGGTTCGTTCCTCTGGCAGCCCGCGCTCACCGCAGGCCAGCCCGCCACCCTTCTGGGCCGTCCGGTCTACGAAGCTGTGGACATGGACGCGCCGACCGCTGGCAAGTCGCCGATCATCTTCGGCGACTTCGCCGAGGGCTACACCATTGCCGACCGCACCGGCTTCGAGATCATGCGCGACGACTACACCGGCGCCGCGAATGGCATCGTCAAGCTGCACGCCCGTCGCCGCGTCGGTGGCCGTGTCGTGCTTGGTGAGGCTCTGGCGAAGCTCAAGCTCGCGGCCTGAGCATGAACCCGCTCGCGCGCAGTTCTGAGGTGACGGTGCGCCACGGCCCCCATGTCGTGACGCTCCGGCCCACCCTGCGCGCGGCGATGACGCTTGAGCGCTTGCACGATGGCTGGCCGAGGTTTGTGGTTCGCCTCGGTCAGTTCTCGCTCGAAACGGTGCAAGCGCTCATTCGGGCCTCTGCGGTTTCTGGGTTCGCCGCCGAGGCCCTTCTGCATTCCTTCGAGAACCGCCCGCTTGCCGAGATCAAGGCCGCCGCGGCCGAGCCTCTGGCCGAGCTGATGGCGCTGTTCCTCTCCCCGCTGGATGGCGACGACACAGGCGAAAAGACGTCGCCCGCGCTGACGCAGCCGAAGCCGTGGTCCGAGACCTATGCAGAGCTGTTTCGCCTTGGCACCGGGTGGCTCGGATGGTCGCCCGCCGAGACCTGGGCCGCCACCCCCGCCGAGATCGCACAGGCTTTTGAGGGCAAGATTGCGCACCTGATCGCGGTCAACGGCGGGTCGGATCAAAGCGCACCGGGTCAAACCAATTCAAAACAAACCGCAGCACAGCGCCAAGCCAACACTGAAGCGGGTCTCGATCCTGACTTCGACCGGGCTGGGCTGGCTCGCCTGAAAGCCATGTAAATGCGCACGATTCATCTTCACGGAAACATCGGCAAGACCTTTGGCCGTAGTCATCAATTCGCCGTCGATACTGTCCCCGAGGCTATTCAAGCCTTGCGGGCGAACTTCGCAGGCTTTGCCAACCATATTCGCGAAGGCTTCTACCGCGTTGTCGTCGGCAAGACCGAGAAGAACGGTCTCGAACTGGGCGAGGAAGACCTGCCCGGCTTCAAGCTCGGCAAGCAAGATCTGCACATCGTTCCGGTCCTGAAGGGCTCTAAGCGCGGCGGCATCGGTAAGGTCATCGCCGGCATCGCTCTGATTGGCCTTTCTGCTTTCGGTGGCGCTGCGCTTGCAGCGCCACTGTTTGCAGGCGGCACTATGTCAACGGCTTCGGTTATAGGGTCATTGGGCACCGGCCTGCTTCTGACCGGCGTGGCCTCGCTTATCGCGCCCCAGCAAGAGACCGAGAAGGAAGATCCGAACTACTCCTCGTCTGGCCCCGTCACCACTACCCGCGAGGGCGGCATCGTTCCGATCGCATACGGTGAAGTCGTCTGCGGCGGCACCATGATCAACGGTATCCTGACCACCAAGGTCGGGCCGAAGGGCAAGCAGAAAACCACGCTCGATGTGAAGACTCTCTTCGCGCCGTTCACCAACAAAGCAACGGACGAGCAAAAGACTACCGAGACCAGCGGCAACAACGGGCTGCCGCCGATCTTCTTCCAAAGCGATCACTGATGCCTCGCCCGCCCCATATCTGCACCTGTGGCCGCTTGGTCGCCCATGGCGCGCGTTGCGCCTGCCAGATCGCCAGCACCCGCGCCCGGAACCGCCGCCACGATGCGAAACGCCCCTCAGCCCGCGAGCGTGGATACACGACCGACTGGCAGAAGGAGCGCAAGGCGTTCCTTGCCGCACACCCCGATTGCGCTATGTGCGGTGCGCCTGCGACGGTGGTCGATCACATCATCCCGCACCGGGGAAACAAGGCGCTCTTCTGGGACCGCCACAACTGGCAACCGCTCTGCGCGCCCTGTCACAACCGCCACAAGCAACGCGAAGAGCGCGCAAGCCATGTCGTCGGCACCTGATGCTGAGAAACGTCTTTGGCAATCGGTTCTCTTACTGGCAGTTGAAGACGCGCTTTATGGCCCCGGCTCTGAAGTCGGCAAAGCAAGGGCGCGTTTGCTTGAGTGCCGTCGTGCGCGTGACTACCTAACAACGCCGAGTTCTGATCTGGCTAAGGCGTGCAGCCTAGCCGGTATCGACATGCAAGCGCTGATCGAGCGCATGGGGCCTCGGATCGCAGCGGCCCCTTCGCCTGAAGAGCTGGTCGCTGAACCGCGTGATGTGCGCAGCCTTGCGAAACGCGAGCCAGCCCCTGCCCCGAAGGTCAAGCCAGAGCCTATTCGTTACACCTTTGAAGGCGAGACCCTGACGCTCGAAGAGTGGTCAGCGCGCACCGGCATCAAATTCCATACGCTGAACGGGCGGCTGCGGTCAGGCTGGTCAGTCGAGGAAGCACTGACGACTTCGGTTGAAGAGGCGAGGGAACGCTCGAAGGCTGCGGCGACGGGCGGCACTTGGGCGCGCGGCACCCCGGCAAAGCGCCTCACCCATGAGGGCGAGACCCTGACACTCGCTGAGTGGTCAGCGCGCACCGGCCTGAAGGTGCTGACGATCAAGAACCGCCTGCGAGCTGGTCGCTCGATTGCCGAGGCTCTGGATCCGTCCGACAAGCGCAGAAGAGCCTGAAGCCTGACGCCGGTCAAGGTGCCGGGGTGGTCTCCAATTTGCGCCCTTTTTAGGGACCGGCGGGGGGAGGTCCGCGCAGGATGTGCACGAAATAACTTTTCCTTATGTATTCAAGTGCCTTCCATAAGGTGCTATGATACCCCAATTGTTCCGCTTACGAGTTTTCGAGTATGTCCGTTGTTACCATCGCCGAGCTGAAAGCTCAGCTCAATCTTGATTCCGATCTGGATGACGCCTTGCTGGCCGCGAAGATCGACGCTGCCGAGGCCTATGCTTCGAGCTTCATCGGCGCGCCCCTTCCTGACCCTCTCCCGGCCACGATCCGGCAGGCCGTGCTCATGCTCTCGGCCTTCTGGTATGAGCAGCGCGAGGCTGCGCTGACTGGTGGCAACGCCTACTCGGTCCCGTTCGGCGTGCATGACCTCCTGCAATCGCAACGCGCGTGGGCGGTGTGATGGCCGAGTTCGACCTGAACGCACAGGCCGCGCGGCTGGCGAAGCGCCTCGAAGCGATCCCCGTGGCCATCCTTGCGGCGGTGCGCCCTGCGCTGGTGCAGTCCGCCGAAGACCTCGCCCAGGTGGCGCGCAGTCTCGCCCCCGAGGACTCGGGCGATCTGAAAGCGAGCATCGCGGTCACGCCGCCCGGTGCGGAAACACCCGCCTATGCCGAGGGCGGCGGTCGTCGCATCGCTGCCGACAATCAGGCGCTTGTCACTGCGGGCAACCCCGAGCAGCGGCACGGCCACCTTGTCGAGTTCGGCACGAAGCCGCACGAGAACGGCGGACTCTTCGCTGGCACGCAGCACCCCGGCACCGAGGCGCAGCCGTTCCTCCTGCCGGCGGCGCGTCTGACGCAGGACCGGGCGAAGCGCCGGATCGGCCGGGCCGTGGGCAAGGCCGTGCGCGAAGCGGCGCAGGCAGGCGGCAATGATTGACCCCGCCCTTGCCTTTCAGACCGCTGTGCGCTCGACGCTGATCGGCTCGCCCGCGGTGGTCGCGCTGGTGACGCCCGAGAACATCCGGGCCGGTGCGGTGCGCCCTGAGCGTCTGCCCTCGGTGGTGCTCGGCGATGCACGCACCGAATACCTCGGTCGGGCTGCCGGTTCGCAGCGCGTGGCGCGGGTGTTCATCACGTTGCACATCTGGGCGCAGGAAGACGGCGCCGACACCGCCCGGATGATCGGGGCGGCTGTGCATGGTGCGCTTGAGTTCGGCCCGAAGGACACGCCCGAGCTGATCGTGGACGAATGGCACGCGCCGAGCACGGTGTGGCTGCGCGACCCCAAACCCGAGCTGAGCCTGACGCATGGCGCGATGGTCCTTGAGGCCGTGGTGCGGTGGAGGGTGTGACCATGCAGTCGGGCAAACTTCAAAACCTGATCGAGCTGCAACGGCAGACCGAGACCGTCGCGGCCTCGGGTGCCGTGTCGAGCGCATGGGAAACCTATGCGACCGGGCGTGCTGAGCTTCGGCAGGCCGGGATTTCCGAGTTCCTGACGACCGCGATTGAAGGCACCGAGAACAACGCGGTGTTTCTGATCCGGTGGATTCCGGGCGTGTCGGTGGCCGATCGCATCCTTCACGGCGGCAAGGCGTGGAACATCGTCGCCATTGCCGAGATCGGGCGCAGGCGCGGCCTTGAGCTGCGGGCGGTAGCGGCATGAGCGTGCATCAACGTGGCATCAAGCCCGCACTGGCACCCGACACCGAAGCACTGGCGAAGGCACCGCCCGCGCCCTCGTGGCTCTCGGCTTATGCAAAGGCTGAGTGGAAGCGTGTCATGCCCCAACTGATCGCGCGCCGGATCATCACGAAGGGCGACCTCGCGGGCGTGGAGAACTACTGTGTTGCTGCCGGTGCGGTGCGCCAGATCGCCAAAATCCTCGCACAGAACCCGGTGCCCGATTTGAAGCTGGGCGGGCTTCAAATCCGCTACGCACAGACCGCGCGCCAGCTCGCGAGCGAATACGGCCTCACCCCCACGTCGCGCGCCCGGATCGGTTCGGCTGCGCCCGATGATCCCGACGACGACGACCCGCTGGCGGTGTGACGCATGGCAAGCACCTATCCTGAATGGGTCTTCGATAACTCGCCGATCCCCGACCCCCTCGGCCATGGCGAGCGCGCCGTGCAGTTCCTGCGCCGTCTGCGCCACCCGGCCAGCACGGAACCGAAGCGCGCCTTTCAGCTCGACCCGTGGCAAGAGCGGATCGTTCGGCGCATCTATGGGCCGCGCAACGCGGACGGCTCGCGGATCGTCAAGGAAGTCTGGTTGCAGGTTCCCCGTGGCAACCGGAAGACCTCGCTCGCGGCTGCGCTGGCGCTGTTGCACTTGATTGGACCCGAACGCGTGCCTGCCGGTCAGATCATCTTTGCCGCTTCGGATCGTGAACAAGCTGGCATCGGCTTTCGCGAGGCTGCCGAGATCATCCGTCAGGACGCGCGCGTTGCAGCCGTGACGAAGGTCTATGACGCGAACAACGCGCCGAAGACGATCAGGAGCACCCGCGACGGCTCGACGCTCAAGGCGGTGTCGAGCGACGGCAAGGCGATGCACGGCACAACGCCGACATTCGTTCTCGCCGATGAGGTTCACGTCTGGAAGGGGCGTGACCTCTGGGAGGCCCTGCGATCCGGTATGACCAAGCGCGCCGGTGGTCTCTGGATCACCGCGACGACCGCAGGCCGGGGCCGCGAGGGGCTGGCGTATGATCGTTACAGCTACGTGCGCAAGATCGCCCTCGGCGAGATCGTGAACCCGGAAATCCTGCCGGTCATCTTCGAGCCCGGAGAAGATGACGATTGGCTGGATGAGGCGACGTGGCACAAGGTCAACCCCGGCCTGAGCTACGGCTACCCGGTCTTGTCCGAGCTGCGCACGAAGGCGACCGAGGCCAGGGAAAACCCTTCCGAGGCATATTCCTTCCGGCAATACGCCCTGAACGAATGGCTGGGCAACAGCACCGCGCCCCTGTTCAACATGGACACCTTCGACGCGCGTCGGTTTGATAACGACGAAGCCGACCTTGAGGCGCTGGATTGCTGGGTAGGCGTTGACTATGCGTCCTCTGGCGACCTCTCGGCTATCGTCGCAGCGTGGGCGCATCCTGACGGGCAAATCACGATTAAGCCGTGGTTCTATGTGCAGGCCGAGACGCTGGAAGAGCGCGAACGCCTCGAAGGTCTGCCCTATAAGCAATGGGTCAGGGATGGGCTGATTGAAGCGGTCCCCGGCCCGGTGGTCCCGCAACAGGTGGTGGCCGACAAGATCGTGGAAATCTGTGCGCGCCATAACGTCCAAGAGGTCGCCTATGACCCGCACAAGCTGCAAGCGATGGCAGCCGAGCTTTACACCGACGGCCTGCCGATGGTGCAGTTTCGGCAGAACCTGACGCAGATGGGGCCTGCCAATGGTGAGCTTGTGCGCGCCGTGAATGGTCGCCTGATCCGGCATGACGGCAACGCGGTTCTGCGCCGGCACTTCGAAGGTGTGTATGCCGTCGAACGAAACGGCCTGATCTGGCAGGACAAGGCCGACAAGAAGCACGGCCATATTGACGGATCGGTGGCGGCTGCGATGGCAGTCGGGCGGCTTGCGCTGAGCGGCGGCAATTCCAGTGCCTACAACGCGCCCGGTGCGGGCGGACTCTATGTGTTTTGACGAGTGAGATTTTGAAATGACTGATATTGCACTGCCCGGCCTGATCGTCCCGGTTGAAGCGCGCGTGGACAAGCTGGAAAGGGCGCTGAAGCGCGCGAGCCAAACGCAATCGAAGTTCGCCCGCGACATGGAAACCCGCGCGAAGCGGTCGGCAGACCGCATGGCCGCGACCTATACCGGCCTCGGCTCGAAGATGGCGGGCGCTTTCAAGAGCATTCCGCTGCCCGGCGTCGGCGTCGGCATCGCGGGGCTGGCGGGTGCTGGCATCGGTGCAGCTCTGGGCACCGCAGCGGGCCAGATCCGCGAGACGGTGAGGGGCATTGCCGAGATCGGCAACGAAGCCCGGCGCGCGGGCGTGGAGGCCGAAGCCTTCCAGCGGTGGAGCTACGTCGCCACACAGAACCGGATTTCGATTGATGCGCTGACCGATGGCTTCAAGGAGCTGTCGCTGCGCGCTGACGAGTTCGTCACCACAGGCAGCGGCTCGGGCGCGGATGCGTTCAAGCGCCTCGGATTTTCGGCAACCGACCTTGCCAAGCGTCTGAAAGACCCCTCGGCGCTCATGCTCGAAATCATTAGGCGCCTCGAAGGCTTCGACAAGGCCGCACAGATCCGCATCGCCGACGAGGTATTCGGCGGCACCGGCGGCGAGCGCCTCGTTGAGATGCTTGGACGCGGCGAGCGTGGGATTTCGGCGATGATGGGGCGGGCCTCGGTGCTCACCCAAGAGCAGATCGACAAAGCCGATCAGCTCGACCGGCGCTATACGGCGCTCACCGATAGCATTCATCGGGGCTGGCAGCGGACTGCGCTTGGCGTCGCCGATTTTGTTGCCCAGGTGCTGAACGCGCAGATCGAAACCGACAAGCTCGCGGCCTCGGACCTGTTCCGCAATCGCGCGCAGGCTCCCCAGATCCTCGGGCCGAACGTCAACGGGGCGCTTGAAGGCAACGGGCAGGCCGTCGCCGACAACGCGCAGGCCATCGGCGATCTGCTGAGCCTTTACGAGCGCTTCGCGTCGCAGGCCGACACGCTTGCGCCAATCCTCACGCGGTTCGGTGGCGAGCTGCGGCGGATGGGCGACACCGGCGCCGGTGAGGCGCTGGAAGATGCCGCCCTGTCAATGCAGACGCTTTCCGGTCAGCTTGATCGAGGCGAGATCAGCGCTGGCGATTTCGAGAAGCGCATGGCCGAGCTGATCCGCAAGGCGCAGGACGCGCTGGCCTCGGTGAATGAGATTGACGACAACCCGCGCTTTTCGAAGGTCATCGAACGGTTGGGCGGGCTCTGGGATGCACTCGAAGCGCTTCGCCAGAAGGCCCGCGAGGCCCGTGAGGCACTGCCGGGTGGGTCACTCCCCATGACCACCGGAACCGGCCTGACAGCTGCGGAGATCGAGCTGCCCCCGGGGCAATATGCGCCCGAGGCCTCGCCGCGTCCGAAGGCTGCGCCTGCGATGATTTCCGAGAATGTCGGCGGCGGATCTGGCAAGGGGGGTGGCGGCGGTGCTGGTGGTCGGTCGCATGACAGCTACGCGGCGGCCGTCGCTGACCTTGAACGCGAGAAGGCCGCGCTCGACGCCGAGGCGGTGGCGCTGGTGGCCGCTGCGGCTGCGGGCTCTGACTATGCCGTCGCTCTGGATGCCGCCCATGCGAAGGCGAAGCTCTTGGCCGCGGCGCAGGCCGAGGGCAAGCAGATCACGCCCGAGCTGACGGCGCAGATTGACGCGATGGCGCAGGGCTATGCGCAAGCCGGGAGCGAGGCCGAGAGGGCCGCCGCCAAGCTCAGGAAGGCCGACGAGGCCGGGAAAGCTGGCGCCCAGTCACTGGCGGATGTCTTCACCGCCGTCGCGACGGGGGCCATGACCGCCGAGGAAGCCCTCGTCCAGCTCCTGGCGGAGCTCGCCAAGGCGCAGCTGAACAAGATGTTCGTCGGCATGTTCAGTGGAACCGATCTGGCAGCGGGCCTCGGTGGCCTGCTGGGCTTCGCGGCCGGTGGCTATACTGGCGACGGTGGGAAGTTTCAGCCGGCGGGCATCGTTCACAAGGGCGAGTTTGTCATGTCCAAGACCGCGGTGCAGCGCCTTGGCGTGGACGCCCTCGACACGCTTCATACGCGGGCGCTCAGAGGCTATTCCGGGGGCGGGCTGGTAGGTGATGCCCCGGCGATCAGCAAGGGCACTCTCGGGCGCTCTGGGAGTCCCGCGCAGGCCGTCACGATCAGCGCCCCGATCACTGTCAACGCGACCGGCGGCACACCTGCCCAGAACGCTGACCTTGCCGCCCAGATGGCAGAACAGGCTGAACGCATGTTCCGGGCACTGGTGCAGAAAGAACTTGTGAACCAGATGCGCCCCGGCGGGATGCTGCGCTGATCGACGGGAGACGCTGACATGGCCCTGAACACCTTCGACCCGTCGCCCCGTCCGTCACCCGGAACAGGTATCGCAAACAAGGTCAGCCTGCGCACGGCTGACTTTGGCGACGGCTACACTCTCTCGGCACCGGCTGGCCTCAACCACATCCGCAAGCAGATCACCTTGAAGTGGGATGCGCTGACCCGCGACGAGGCGTTTGCGCTGGACACGTTCTTCATCGGACAAGGCGGGAACGTGCCGTTCTATTTTGTGCTAAACGGCGAAACGGCGCCGAGGAAGTGGACGTGCGCCGAGTGGAGCATGACAGACGCGGCGCCCTGCACCTTCACTGCGACACTGGTGGAGAACTTCACGATTCTAACCTGATCGACGCAGAGGCCGTTTTTAGGCTCGTGGGTGAGTCTCGAGGGGCTTCCGGGTGGTGGGGTGGCCGGAGACCCCTAGATGCGCGCCTGTGACTCTCCTGTTGAGTCTGGCGACGACACGACCGCGTTGGGTGCCGGGTGCGTCTTTGTTTGAGCCGGGAGCCTCCCCTTTCGGGACCGAGGGAGGGTGTGAGAAGAAAGGTAGCTTTCTTCGCAGCCGGGGATGGGAACGGAAGCAAACGTGAGACAAATTTCCGCCTATCTTAGTGAATACCTCTTACTAAGAGAATTACCTATAATAGGAAGAAATTTGTCTCACACGCCTCCGGGTGTCTCTTTCTCTCCTCCGGGTGCGACTTCAACACCTAGAAGAAATTTGTCTCACCCTCACCTCCGGGTGCCGTAACGTGCAGTTTTCTTCCTCTTCGGGTGCGGTATCGTGCAGTTTTCTTCCTCTTCGGTTCCGTCCCCCCTCGGCTCCGTAACGTGCAAAACCGTATCACCTCCGGGTGCGCCTTCGTAAGACTGGAAAGGAATGCTGACATGTCTTTTCCCATTCCGGCCAGCGAAATGGGTTCCAAGAAATTCGGAGAAACACAAATATCCTTCGGTCACCCATTGACACATAACACTTAAGTGTTTATGTTGAAGTCAGTTCATCAACCTATCGAAGATACAATGCCGACCCATATCAGCCTCCCCAATGAACGCGCGGAACAGCTCCGCATGATCGCGCGCGCCAAGAGCCAGACCATCCCCGAAGTGATCGCCGATTTCGTCCGGGCCGAGATCGCGAAAGGCACGATCCCCGCCGACATTCCCGGCCTCGACGTGACCAAGACCGGCCCCGAGATCGTGGTGAAGGCCGCGTCCGGCTTTGAAGTAACGATCCCGCTTGGCGAAGGCCCGACCCTCGCGGACCTCCTGCGCGAGTCTGGCGAGCTGACCCCCTCGGACCCCGAGCGCAAGGCGCGGTGGCTCGAAGGTCTCGGCGCTCTGACCGGCGTCAAGGTGAAGCGCGCAGGTAACGGCGTGAAGATCGTGTCGCCCATCACGAAGCGCGAGTTCCCGCTGAACTTGGACGTTGCTGTTGATCTGGCAAATCAGATCGACAAGACCGCCGAATGAGTGGGGCCGAGCGTTGCGGCGCTCGGCCCGCCCCCTCTACAACGGGCACTTTCATGACCACCGCGACCACGATCAAGCCGCTAGTGCCGAAGCTCTATGCCGGGCAACCCGACGCGGAAACGCTGACGTGGTTTCGCGCCAAATACCCCAATGGCATCACCGCGAAGAGTTCGCGCGCCTACGCTCGCGAGCTTTACAAGACCAAGCCCGACCGGGAGGAAGACCCCGCGGGCGAGCAAGATTGGTATTCCAGTCTCACCGACTTTCAAGAGAAGTTGCTCGCGGACGCGAACCGGCAGAAGCGCACCGACCCGAAGGTGAAGGCCGCCCGCGCCAGGGCACGCGCCGCAGATCCTGAATATCAGACGAAGCTCGCCAAGACGCGGATGGAGTATGCCGACCGGGCCGAGGCAGAGGGTCGCGAGGTCAGATCATACCGGCGCAACGTCACGCTGACGCCCGATCAAAAGAAGACAGAGCGCAATGAGCGCAACGAGAAGCGCCGCGAACACATCCGCACCGCTATTGGCCGCGGTCAAAACCCCTTCGCCCCGAGCAAGCAACACGTCGCCTTTATGGTGTGCGCTCGGTTGCTTGAGATGGGCCGGTTCGATCCGATCAATGACCCGGTGGTCAGTGACCTCGCGCAAAAACTGAGCATCACCGAGGACGCGGTGCGGAAGCTCGTGGGTGGCGCAATTGAGACACTGCGCACGGCCAAAGCCATTCGCAAGGATGGTGCCGTGATCGTTCTCAGGTAGGGTAAGCCGAGCGCAGCACCGGCCCCGGCGGAGCTGACTGACGAAGAGCTGGATATGATCGAAGCCGCCGCCGAGGCCGCCGCGATTGCCAAGCTTGACGCCCTGATGGATCAGATCGACATGGATTAGCGCTTAGCGATAATCACTAATCATTTCATGGCTTTACGGGAATTTCCTCTTGCGCTCCGAATCCGCCGCGGTCTAGAATCTGGCCTATCGAAACAGGGAGCCACCAATGAAGAACATCTATCTCAGCGATGAAGTCTGGCACCGCCTCGCCGCCGATCTGGTGGAGGCCGCGCAGCACCCGGCGGACCCCGAGAGTGCAGTCAAGATCGTGCTGGCGAACGCGGGCGTCATGCCCGAGGGCTGTCGGGACGATTGCGAGGGCGTGGCGCAGATCGCCGCGTGA